CTCAGGGCCCCTCCCCGGGTCTACCTAGGCACCCCCGGCAGGACGTGGAAGGGTGAGCCGGGTGCACGACTGGTCGCACCAGGTGCGGGCTAAGCCGGTGCGTGATCGGGCGAACGCTGACCCGACGACACGGTGCTGGCGCTGCGGGCGGACGCTGGCCGAGGTGCAGGCGGCCGAGCCGGGCCGACGGGTGGTGTGGCACGCCGGTCACACGGTGACGGGCGACCGGTGGTCGCCGCTGTTGGCCGAGTGCTCGGTGTGCAACCTGCGGGACGCGGCGAAGACGACGACGTTGAAGCGGAGGAGCTCGGGTGGCACGCAGCGTTTCTGACGCCGCTGCCAGCGGCGACATCCGGGCCACGTACGAGGCGATCCGTGATGACCTGGCCACGAAGCTCGAGAAGGCGGAGCCCGCGGTGGCGGCGCAGATCGCCGGCCAGCTGCGGGCGATCCTGAAGGACCTGGCTGCGATGCCGGCGGCGAAGGTGGTGCCGAAGCGTGACGATCTGCGAGCAAGGCGTGAAGCGCGTCGGGTCGCAGGTGCCCCGGCTGTGGCACCTGCCGCGAAGGGCGGTCGCAAGCGCGGGTGACGACGCGATCGAGTTCGCCGAGTCGATCGGCTGGTCGGTCGAGGCCGGCCGCGGGTTCTACGTGCTCGACGAGTGGCAGAAGTACTGCATCCGCGGGATCCTGAGCGAGGACGAGAACGCCCGGCTGTGCGCATTCCTGGTGCTGCTCATCGTTCCACGCCAGAACGGCAAGGGCGCCGTGCTCGAGGTCGTCGAGCTCTACGCGTTGTTCGTGCTCGAGCTGCCACTGATCCTGCACTCGGCCCATCTCGGTGAGACGTCGGCGGATCACATGGATCGCATGTGGGCGGCGATCAGCTCGGACCCAGAGCTGCGTGCTCAGTGCAAGCAGGTGCTTGCCAAGGGGTACGAGGCGATCGAGTTCCGGCCGGTGGATCCCGCGTCGGGCGAGCCGCGCCGGCGCGAGTCGGGCGCGTCGATCATGTGCGAGATCCGGTTCCGCACACGTTCGAAGAAGGGCGGCCGTGGCGGTTCGCCGCAGATGGTCGTGTTCGACGAGGCGTTGTTCCTCACCGGCCAGCAGGTGTCGGCGATGCTGCCGTCGCTGTCGGCGCAGACGATGAACGAGGACCCGCCGATCTTGATCTACGCGTCGTCGGCGCCGATCGGCGAGTCCGAACGGCTGCACGAGGTGCGGGCCGCGATCCTGCGGGGCGACTCGCCGGACGCGTTCATGGCCGAGTGGTCGGTGCCGTTGCCGGACGGCGCGCACGGTGATCGTGCGGCGGCGCTCCGCCATCTCGCCGACGATCCGGAGTCGGTCTACGTCGCGAACCCGGGCGTCGGGATCCGGATCGATCCGGAGTGGTGTCGGACGATCGAACGGTCCGGCATGTCGCTCGAGGACTGGTGCATCGAACGGCTCGGCGTGGTGTTCACCGCCGACGGCGACACGGGCGTGCTGCCGTCGAACCGGTGGAACGTGTGCCGCGACATCGAGTCGTTCGTCGAGTCGGGCCGCATCGCGCTGGCCGTCGGCCCGAACGGGTCCTGGTCGGCGATCGACCTGGTCGGCGTACGCCCGGACGATGCACTGCACGTCGAGGTCGTCCGCCACGAAATCGGCACCGAGTGGGTGGTCGACGCGGCGAGGAAGGGCACGGCGAAGTACGGGCCGCTCGTCGTCGACCCGAAGACGGACAGCGCTCGGCTGATCGAGCGGCTGGTCGCTGCACGGGTGCCGCTGCAGGAGATGTCGACGGCGGACGTGGTCCGGGCGTCGGTCGCGTTCCAGGACGACGTCCTCAACTGCCGGATCCGTCACCTCGACCAGCCCGAGCTCAACGCCGCCGTCGCCGGCGCCGACATCCGGCCGGTGGGGGAGTCGTGGGTGTTCTCGGCCAAGGCGTCGACGGTCGACGTGACCACGCTGCTCGCCGCCGTGCTCGCCGCCGGTGCTGTCCGGGGCGGCCCGAAGAAGTCGAAGACGATGCACACCCGCGGCGCCAGGTCGCGTTGAGCCCCTTCTGCGGAAGTGCGGAAGCCGCACGAAACGCATGGTGCGGAAGTGCGGAGATGCTGTGCCGATGAACGAGAAGTGCCCCGAATGTGGCCGCGTTGTCGAGCCGTCACGAACGAAGCCGCGCCGTTTCTGCTGCTCTTGCCTCCCGCCCGAGAAGCTGATTGGCACGCGCGAATGGCATCGGCTGTCGGCTCACTTGCGGGCGAAGCATGGTCCCAAGAAGCGGGACCTTCCGTCGATCGGTGGCGAGGCGAAGATCTGCAAGGGGTGCGACAGGCCGTTTCTTCCGTGGTCGCGATCCCAGCATCCGGGCGCCGCTGGGGCGCGTTGTCGGGAGTGCTTCAACAACTACAAGAGGGCCAAACCGAGTCGCCAGCAAGCTCAGGCGAAGAAGCTGGCCGAGCACCACGACTCCGTGCCGCCTCGAATCTGCCCGGGATGCGGCGACGAGCATCGGCACGGCGGCGGAAGCCGCTGCGCCGATTGCGCCCACGACCATCGCAAGTCGCTCCGCTCAGCCGCAGAGGCGCGCCGTCTTGACGCCGTTCGGGTCGGCGACCAGGACATCCACTGGACGTTGCTCGGCGAGCGCGATGGCTGGGTGTGCCACCTCTGCTCGAAGCGGGTGCCGAAGGTTGCTGGCACCGCCGAGCAGCCGATGGGCGCGACGGTCGACCACCTGATTCCGATCGCCCATGGCGGCGAGCACGTGTGGGCGAATGTCGCCCTCGCACATCGAACCTGCAACATCTCGCGCGGCGCCAGAGGCGTCGCGCAGCTCCGACTCGTCGGATGACTCACCCCCCTGGAGGCGAACGCATGGAGACACGTTCGCCGGAGTGGTGGTTGGTCAACCTCTACAGGCGGCTCATCACCCGCCAACCTCAGATCGCACTGTGCGAGGCGTACTACGACGGTCGGCATCCGCTCTCGTTCACCACCAGCGAGTACCGGCAGGAGTTCTCGTCGATGCTGCGCGGTGTGTCGGACAACTGGATGGCGCTCGTCGTCGATGCTGTCGAGGAACGGCTTCACGTCGAGGGGTTCCGGATGGGCGATCAGCCTGCCGGCGACGCCGACGCGTGGAAGGTGTGGCAGGAGAACTGCCTCGACGCCGACTCGGAGATGCTGCACTCGACGGCGCTGCAGACCGGTTCGGCGTACGCGATGGTGTGGTTCGGTGAGGACGAGCGGCCGGAGATCACCGTCGAGCACCCGTCGCAGTGCTTCGTCGCCTACGAGTCCGGCTCGACCCGGAAGCGTGCCGCGGCGCTGAAGGCGTGGGTCGATGAGTGGACCGGCGACGTCCGCGCGAACGTGTACCTGCCGGGCGAGATCCACAAGTTCCAGGCGAAGCGGGCGATCACGCTCGCCGACTACTCGACCGAGATGGGCCGTGATCGGCGGCTCGGTGTGCTCGGTGCGATGTGGAAGCCGCTCGACGGTGACGAAGGTGTCGTCGAGAACCCGCTCGGCGCGGTGCCGATCGTCGAGTTCCGGAACCGGCCGCGGCTGCTCGGCGAGGGCCGTTCGGAGATCGCTGACGTGATCTCGGTGCAGAACCAGATCAACAAGCTGGTGTGTGACATGATGGTCGCCGCCGAGTACACGGCTTTCAAGCAGCGGTGGGCGACCGGTGTGGAAATCCCGACGGACCCGATTACCGGCGACCCGTTGGAGAGCTGGCGGCCGTCGGTCGACCGGCTGTTCCACACGGAGAACGACCAGGCGAAGTTCGGTGAGTTCGGTGAGACCGACCTGAAGAACTACGTGGCGGCGCTCGAGAACCGCGTGCAGTCCCTCGCGTCGCGGACCCGGACGCCTCCGCACTACCTGCTCGGCTCGTCCGGGTCGTTCCCGTCGGGTGAGTCGCTGAAGGCGACCGAAACGGGTCTGATCGCGAAGTGCCGGTCGCGGCAGCGTCACTTCGGTGAGTCGTGGGAGGAAGTGCTGCGGCTCGCGTTCGCGGTGCTCGGCGACGAGCAGCGTTCGCAGGCCGAGTCGGCCGAGACGATCTGGACCGACCCGGAGTCGCGTTCGGAGGCCGAGCACACCGACTCGCTGCTGAAGAAGATGTCGATGGGCGTCCCGCTGCACCAGCTGTGGGAGGACGCCGGCTACTCGCAGACGCAGATCGCCCGGTTCCGGGAGCTGCTGATCGACGAGCGCGCGCTGCTGCGCGTGCCGTTCCTGAGCGACGCGGAAGCGCGTGC